GCTGCAGCTTGTTGTTCTGTTAACCTAGCTTGTTTCTCTGCTTCGGCTGTTAGTTCTTCCTGAGCATATTTCGTGTTTATGTTGTTTACTTCGTTAAGCTGATTCTCTTTTAAGATGGCAGTATCTTGCTTGTACTTTTGAGCTAACTTAATAAGCTCTTCGTACTTTTTATTTACCTCATAGACTTCACGCTCTTGCTCTGTCATATAAGACAAACGCTCTTGCTCAGTAAATTCATTCTGAGCTTCTCTCAATTGTGCTAATGCGTCTTTACGTTGTTGCGCTGCATCTGAAGCTCTTTGTTTAGCACGGTCAGCAGCAGCTTGTCTTTCCTCTTCTTCTTTTGCTTTTACAGCTTCATTCTCTTCCGTCTTTTGGCGAAGTGTGTCTAGCTTTATTTCATTTCTACGAGTGTTATTTTCTACCTTTAGTTTGTTTAAGTGGTTTTTAGTTTCGTTAACCTCCTTTTGATTGTTTCGTAATAACGCATCATATTGCTCTTGTGATGTTAGCCTAGCACCTAATGCTCTTTTATGTTCTTCAGAAGATAAAAAATCTAATCTTTGCTGCTGAATTTTAATCTGTTTATTCGTCTCTTTAATTAAATCTTCAGTACCTTCTTCTCTTATTCTAGCAATGTCTTTCTCACTTTTTCCTACAGCTTCTGCATAAGCAATTTCAGTATCTATCCGAGCTTCCATTTGCTGCTTATTTCTATCTATTGCAGCGCTTTGGTCATCAAAAGCCTTTGTTAGTTTCTTCTGTTCAGCTATCAATTGTTCTGTAGACTTGCCCATTCCATCAAATGCAGCAACAGCAGCAGCTATAACAGTAATCACAAGACCAATTCCTGTAAACATAAATGCTTTACTAGCGGCAGTCATTCCTTGAAAAGCAGTAACAACAGAAGTTTTTAAAGCTGTGAAAGCTGGTACAGCTTGTTTAATAGCATCAATACCTTGAGTCAGTGCCATTGCAGCCTGAACTTTTAAGATAGCTTCGTTCACCGCTTCGCTTTCTCCACCGAATGCAGACATAGCACCTTGTGCAGCAGCAAACCCACCAGCTGCACCACCTAATGCACCAGTAAGTCTTTGTGAAGTAGTCATAGCCATACCGTCTAAAGCCATGTCTACAGCTATTACTGACTGCTTTAATGCAGCAGCTTCAGCTTGTATCTTTCTAAACTCAGCAGAAGTAGTATCACCAGCTATAGCCATACGATACATTTGGTCTTCTAGTAGTCCGATTTTCTGACCTACATCCGCATTGGTAGCTGCAAAGAACTCTACCTGTGCATCAACCTCTGCAATAACACCTTTTAACCTACCAGCTTCTTTAGCTAGGCTCTTAAACTCTTCAGTGTTTTGTTTACCTTGTACTGCGAGTTGTGTTAACTTATCTTCTATCTCGGATATGGCAGCACCTAAGTCCATGTCCATAGTGTCCGCTAGGTTCTCAACAGTCTTGTCTAACTCAGTTAAATTCTTATCTAACTTGTCTACATCTAAGTTAGCTTTCTGAGTGTTTACGTCTATGTTTATCGTGTGCTTTTCCATTGAAACCCTGTCTTTTTATATTTTAATTCTCTCTTCGTTTGTTTAAATACATCCTTTACCGTTGTAGGTAGTTTGTATCTTCCTTTAGCTATCTCTATGTTGTCCGATTTTCCGTAGAAATCGTCAATCCGTAGCATATTTAAAATATCTGTTATCATGCTCTTGAAATTAAAATGTATTCTGTATCAGTACTGCCATCCGTAAACGTATAGTTTACAGGAATCTCAAATGAATCAGTTGAGCTATCTTCGTTTATTAAAGTATCTTCTCCGCTCTCATCACTTATGAATGTAGCATCCTCACCAACTACATTAAATAAGCCTCCTGTAAATGGCGGTAACTCAAAAGTTACTATAGTGTCAGTAGTAAATGTATTAGGAGTAACGGATATAACTCCCGTTCCTGTAATATCTATATCTCCTGAAACAGCTCCATCCATTACGTTAACACCTACAACTACTGTGTTAACATCAATTGATGGCTGTATAAACTTAGTTCTCCTTAACGCTCTAAAATCATGCAATAAAGTAAACGTCACCTCACCATTTACTAAGTTTGATTTCATATCATTTATTACATATCTCTTATCTCGAATAATTAGTCTGTCGTTTAGGTTTAAATCAGTAAGTATTCTTAGAGGTAGTACAGTCTTTACAGTTACCAATCTGTTTTTATTATTGTACAGATTTTGTAGGTAATTAGAGTAATAAGTTTTGTACACGCCCATGTCAATAACTTGCTGGTAGTAAGATGAGACTTCTGAACCCCAACACAAAGAATACAAATCACCGTTTTGAGTCCTTAGGTCTTGACCAAATAAAGCATAGTTACCTACGTTGTAAATTATAAATCCGTCATCAAATTTAAAGTCATCAGCTACTATATCTATCATTCCATTGTAATAAAGTAGAACTGGTTTAGGAACGTATGGCTCATAGTTAGGTGAGTCCTTTAAAAAGTAACCTACCTGAATATTTGTATCTGTAAATTTGTTAAACAAAGGCTGCTCAAAAGGAACTTGAATAGTATAGTCATTAGCATCTACATTAAAGTTGTAGTTCAAGTTTGCATAGGCTCTGTTAAAGAATCTTAAGAAAGCATTGTTCATAAATGATTCCGACTTTTGATAGTTGAAATCTATTTTTTTATATAGTGGTACTCTCTTAACTTCTATGTCATCTGTAGTAGTGTACTCCGTAATATCGTAGATAGTACCTCTAGCATACCAATCTTCTAAAGGCTCTAAATAGTATCTGTTGTCAGATACAGGATAAAGCGTTAAGTTAAATTGTTTAATTATTCCTGAGACAAAATCTGCTACTTTGATGTCAGGCATATTAGTAGATAAATTGACATCTCCCGACATAACAACAGGAGCGCAGTCTACTACATACGTTTGCTGTAATGTAGGAGCAGACGTAGCTGAACCACCGTAATACTCGTTATACAAATCACAAGTTATAGTTAACTCTGCTGAAGCCTTTACTTCAAAATACATTTCTGTTTGAATACCAAAAGCAGATGTGTTTATAGTTTCTACGTAATAGTCATTTACACCACTACCGCTAATGGTATTAACTAGCACTCCGTTTTTATACACGTCAATGTAGTAGTCATCAAAAGTAGTCACTGATAATACCCTGAATGTTAAAACGTGATATAGGATTGTCCCACCTGAAGAAAATAGGTTATAATCAAAAGGATAGGAAATAAAATTGCTAACTGAGTCAGCTACAAATGAAGATGTGTTAATATCATTAGTTATATCTACTCTTTCAGATGGAGTTAAAAAGGTAAACTGGTTCGTGTTTTTGCACATTAAGAATAACTTTTGAAACTGCTCACTTTGCAACCAGCTACCCTCAAATGTTACTCCATATGTTGACTGTATAGATTCAAATATCTTTTCTACTTTAAGAGATGGAAACAGTTCTGTGTAGTCTATCCTACCAGTGTTTGTATCAATGTTGTCTAATGGAGTTGTAGGTTCATTGTATTGCCATACTCTTCTAGATGAAATTAAAGGATAACGGACATCATAGTCCATTCCTAAGTCAGTTATTCTATTCAGTATTTCAGCACCTGAGTAAACGTGACTGTAAGCTGAGTAATCTAGCATAGAAAGTTTATCTTCTCCAAACTGGTCTTTTAGCTTTGTAACTTCTCCGTAAAATGTAATCGTGTAGCTATCAGTAGCTAGGTTTTTTATGTCCGACTTTTCAAGCTGAACCTTCCCTTTCCTAAATAAAATAGTGTCTATTTCTATGTACGCATCTCTACGTGAACTGTAATTTAAAGTAGAGTTAACTTCGTTTTGATAGAAGTGCTGAAAGATAGCGTTGTTTATAGGTGATGCTGGTACGGTAAAAGACTGTGAAAAGTCCGTCTTTACCTTGTCTAAGTCATTGATATTCTGAACAGATGAATTAACCTGAATCTCTTCGTCATTAAACAGCTCTATTCGTTCACCTTCTATATATATCTGTACGCTTCTTTTCATTAGATGACGTTGTTAATTGTGTTGTAAGCGTATTCAAATTCAAGCGTGTAATTTGAGTCTTTCGTGTTTACACCTTTTAGCTTAGAAAGTCCTTTTGTCTTTATTGTAGCTGGTAAGCCGTTAACTAAAATACGCTCACTCATAATTAAATCTGTAAGTATATCGTAGTAGTTTTCAGTTACACTACCAGTATTAACCTTAATTTTCTGTGAAGCATTTACATTAAAGTCTTTACGCTGACCTTGAACTACAGAATAGTTAACTGAGTTCGCCATCATTAAATTATAAGCATTAGACTTTACCTCTATGTCATCAAATGAAGCCTTGAAGAAAAACTCTCTCTGCCATGCTCCTAACTTATTCACAAAGTCAATTACTACAGGCTCATATCTACATTCTGTCACTGGTCTAAATGTCCATTTAGCCTGAATAACATCCGAAGCATTTAGAAGAACAGTGATACATCCATCTAAATAGTAACTTTGTGGTACTCTATAAACATCTCTTACTCCTGAAGAAGTAAATGGAATTGTAAATGTAGCTGCCGTTACTAGGTTAGTGTATTTCATCTTCCATCCACTAATAGCCTCAAGTGTTAAATGTCCAACTCTATCTAATGGATTAGCAAAAAAGTCAGCGTTTGGATTGTAGTAATAATTGTAAGTTCCCTCAGGTAAGAACCAACTTGTCTGCTGTGGGTTGTAACCTTCTACAAATAATCCGTAACCGTTATAGGCTTTAAAATTTTCAATACCAATTAAAGAATAAGCTCCAGCTAGATTCTTTTTGTATTTGGTCACTTTCACATTTACCCATTGGTCAACTGGAGTGTTTATAAATCCATTGTAGATAGATTGGTTTGTGTTGTGATTGAGAAACTCCTGAATGTACGGAGATATGTTGTAAACCGTCTGCGTGTTTGTCGTAGATGGAGAATCCTTTGAAAGTATGTATGTAGGATTCATAGGTGCAGAACCTGAACCTTGCCAAATAGTCAAATCAATTTTAGAACCTGATTGATTCAGTTCGTCTATGTTGATTATGTACGGTGACCGTGCGAATATTCTTGCCATTATTTTCTATTTATTTTTTCTACTGTTGCGCTCATCCAAGCCTCTATATCTATTCCGTATGCTGTGACTACATCCTGAGGTAGTCTTCTCATCGCTGCCTCAAATGGTTTAGTCAAAAACAAACTAGGAGCTATACCGTTTTTCTGTATGTGCCTTGACAAAGCAAACTTTAAACTATCTCTAGTGATAAATTTACCTTTTGCATCTCTAGGTGCTAATCCTCGTTTCACTACCCACTTGTCAAAGTGTCTAGGACTAGGTGCATTTTGTTTACCTCTCTTATAACGGTAGTCAGTTCCGCTATAGGTTTTATCTGTACCGCTTACTCCTTTATCTACGAATAGTCCGTAGGTATCCATCTCAATCTCTACAGTGTAGTCACCTTTCTTATAGGTAACTTGACCCTTTAAACTATCATAAAGAGTCTTAGACGAGTTCTTTCTTAACCGTGTTAAATTAGCTCTAGCCTGAGAAATAACATACTTCTGAAACTTCTCTAACTCTTTCCTTATTTGCTGTCCTGTCATCATTAGCAAATGCTCATGTCGTTAGGAACAATTATATCCATTGTTGCAGTCCAACCAGCTAGGTAGTTTTCAAATCTTTCTGTAAATGGTTGCATATTAGGAGTACCTACTATCTCCATTTTTCTAGATAGCTCACCTCTTATTAATACCTCAATTATTCGTGTTAAAATAACCATTGTAGTATTCAAGACGTCTATCTCGTTATCATTGCCGTAAAAGATATTTGTAGTTTCGTCTTTTGCTATGTCAACTACATCCATCGAAATGATACTAACATTAAATGTAAACGTGTTAGATGAAGCTGTTACGCTGTTTACGATAATATGAACCAAAGGGAATAAAGTCTGTTTGTAGTTGTCGATGTCATCTAGTCCTCCCTGAGTAACCGTAGTCACCATTGGGATAGTTTCAATCTCTGCTTTTAATTCCTCTAGTAAGTATGTGTATGCTTTCATCTTTTCATTTGTCTTTTAATCTCGTTATTCTCTAGCGTTACCCTTTCCTTTTCAAATGTCAAATACGTTAAACACTGATGGAGCGGTAAAGCGGTAACTGCGTCAAATCTTCTAACATCTCCTTGAGAGAGCTGATATACTGATTGATACCACCCCCATCTTTGGGCAAAGATAGATGTTGCGCTATAATCTCCTGAGGAATCTCCGTCAGCTCCTCCGCTAAATAATCCATCGTAGCGAGCAACAAGTCTCTTTTTAAATTCCAAAAAAAAACCTGAGCGCCTAAAGCTACATTCAATGGCATGGCTTTCATTACCTCTGCATAAGTAGCTGAAGTGTGATAATCTTCTATTGTGTATTTTTCGTCTTTTCGTTTGACTACTGGTCGATACAAAACTGCCATAGCATTATTCATTGTCGACCAATCACTTAAATATTTCTCAGCATCTATGTACTCACCAAACGAGATAGATTCCAACTCAGGAACGAAACCAAACTCTACACCTCCCAACTCAAATCTCTGAATAAGGAATTTATCCTCCCTGAAAATAGCGTTGAACTTCTCTAATAGCTCTATAATTGACGTGTACTGAATCTTTAACACATCAGATAAAGGAATCTTACACAGACAAGCTATCAGCTTTCTAGAAGCAAAGTCTTCAGAGTCATTCTCGTCTTGAATTGACATGAGATACTGGTACTGTTCTAAAGTGATATCTGCTAAACTGCTCGGAACGTCTATTGTTACCTTCATAATTAATTAACTTTAATTCGTGTTTTTGTACCTTGCTACCTTACATGGTACTTTCCGTAGTGACTATTTATACCTAATGTTTCCATCTCGTGGTATCTGAACGCATCAATAGCGTGGTCATTACCTCCAGCTGGTTTGTTTAATCTGACTCCAGTCTTATCAGTGTCCCAACAATACGACCTAAGCTCTTTGATTAAGTTAGTACTGTTTGACGTTACTAGATATTCGTTTCTTTGCATCACATCAATACCGTAGTTAATTGAGTCCTTTCCTTTGGTTACTCCTTTAATGTTTATACCGTAGCGCCTTATCTCATCTATAGACTTAGGCTCTGCGCTATCAGCATAGACTACTACATTCTTAGGTAGGATTTTAGCTATGTCCGAGTTTAGCATTCCTGTACGGTAAGCAAGTTCGTTTACTATTCGCTTTCCGTTGTGAGTGTAGACCTCGATAATTGCTGTAGGGTCGTTTGTGTACCCAAAGTCTAATCCTATTCCGATAAGCCTTGCCTCTTTTGGTATTGTGTCTATTGTCTTCCAGTTTGAAAATACAACTCCCTCTAACATTCCTACTTGTCCCTCACCATATACCAACCACCAATTGCGCCAGTAAGATGAAGTCTCAGCTTTGAGCTTGTTCTTTTCTATTTGGTCTACTATGGATTGGTCTAGAGCTTCGTTGTCCTTGTATGTTAGAATTATAAAGTCTGCATCAGGTTCGTCTTTTAGTTCCGTGTGTACCCAAAATTCATTAGCTGGGTTAAAGTCTAAGAATATTTCCTTTCTTGTACGGATGGAAAGCTCATTGTAAGATTCAAAGGTTACGTTGTTACATTCGTTAATGTACAGGATGTCCCTTCTTGCTCCTCTCAACTTTGAAGAATCGTCTGCACTAAAGAACTCAATGAATGAACCGTTAGAAAATTCGTATTTAAGTAGCGTCTTATTGTAGTTACTTTCAAAGAATCTACCAGTCCACTTCATTATCTTTTCAAAGTCTCTAAGCGCACCCCTTCGCAGATGGGGAATAGATTCAGCTACTATGCTTATTTCCATTCCTGAAGTACGTGCAGCTTTGTCTAT